TGCTTCTCTACGGTAGCCTGAAACTCTTTCTGTACTTCTTCTTCTAACTCAAAGAGATTGGTTTCAAACATAGCAACAAGACTCATGGCTTTCTTAATGTCTAAAAGAAACCCAGTGTTGCGCTGCTGGTCTATGATCTTAGCAGTCTGGTGTTCTATCCTAACAGACGTGGGAGTAAAGCCTTTGCTCTCATGCTTTAAAGCATTATAAACTTTATGGTTCAGTACAACGTCACGCTTACAATACTCTAACATCTCAGGAGTATAGTGTTCCCAGGCTTGTTCCTGTTCGCCATAGTCTCCTTTCTTAAAGCCTAGCCTATAGCCCCAACCTTCTAGGCCGTGGTTGCCTTCACGAGTAGGCTTAAACAAACGAGACAGCACCAGTGTATCAACAATCTTTTTGTCAGAAAGATCTATGTGTCCTAGCCTTTCAACTACAGGGATGTCATAGCCAATGATGTTATGACCAATCAGTTTGGTTGCAGTTTGTAACATGTTATAACCTTCATCCAACTGAGTGTTGTCAAACGTAAACACATCCTTAGTGTCTACATCCATAGCAACTATACAATGTATTTTAGTTGGAGTAAGCCCATCAGCCTCGATGTCAAACACTAGGTTACTCATGGTACTCCTCCCACACCCCAGGCTGCTCTGTAGGCGTAGTAATCTTTCTTCTTCTTCTCCTCTTCTTTATCCTTCCACTTATTTGCAGGGCTTCTAGGATCATCTAACATCTCAGTGTAGTAGTCACTAATATTGTCATCCAACGCAGCATCCCTCAGTTTCGCAGGAGTATACCAAGCCCAATCAAGTATGCCTAAAGGCCGGAACATCGTTTTAGTTTTAGCAAAGAGAAAGCCCTCCCAAGTTAAACCAAACCTAGTAGGTTCAGCAAAGGAATAGTCAGAACCTGAAGGGGCTGACTCTCTTACTTGTTTAATAACATTGAACAACTTGTAGCTTCCGTAAGGTGGTTTACTCATAGCTCATCTCCAGTGAACTCATCACCATCAGGCAGATGTGTTTCACGTAGCCTACCTGTCTCCTGATCATAGAGCAAGTGAGTAGCTATACCTACATCTCCAGTGTACCTAGATTTAAGGACACGCACCTTAGTAGTCGATGCTTCTATATCATCGTCAGCTTGCTGGTTACGTTCAAGAGCTATGACACAATCACTAAGCTGGGCAATGCTTTGACTACCGCGCAGATGATTAAGCCCTGTCTCTATGCCGTTCTCATGTCCACGGTTACCATCAACTCTCCGTAGATGTGAGACAAGGATCATACCGCACCCTGTTTCTTCGACAAGAGTTCTGAGCCTGTGCATGATACCATCAATAGCTTTACGTTCATCAGATTCTAAGGTAGATAGAACCAGCATGTGTAAGTGATCGACTACAATCCATTTACAATCAAGACCTATGATCATGTAGCGCAGCTTACTAAAGATGTCATCAACATTGTTAACACCATGATGAGCATGAATCCAAACACGCCCCTCATTATCACCCATGAATACTTTCTTGAAGTAGTTATCCATTTCTTCATCAGTGTAGTTAGCCTTAACACTATCAAGATGTAGCTTAGCATTAGCCTCGACAGCCATGATACCTTCTGCTGTACGCGACCAGTTCTCTTCAAGAGCTATAACACCTACGTTATCATCGGTCTGGTCTATCAACCAATGCTCAATCTCTCTGGTGACAGATGACTTACCTAAGCCTGTGCCTCCAGTAAGAGTGACTAACTCTCCTGCCCTCATGCCTTCTAGCTTAGTATTCAGTCCAAACCAAGGATAAGGTATAGCTTCTACCTTGTTGTTGCGCAGCTCTTGATAAGCTAGGAACTGATCCGAAAGATTCAAGACACCAGAAGGTGTATAGATTTTAGCATCCCAGAAGCTACTGACGTATGCCGAATGTCTACCCTGACGTAACATATCGTTAGCGTCTTTGAAATCTACAGGCAGTGACATGATCTTAGCTTTGCCCGGAGTCAAGAGCTTTGCTACCTCTATAGCTGCCTCTTTTCCTGGCTTATCATTGTCAAAGTTAATGACAACATTTTCAAAAGATTCAAGGTATTCTAAGTTAGCTTTAACATCACCGACTCCACCGCCCGCGCCGGACTTAACTGAAACAGCAGGCCACTTGCTACCCATCAGTTCGTAAGCTGCCATCGCATCACACTCACCTTCTGTCAGTGTAATGAACTTGCCGCCGCCCTTGAAGAGGTTCTCGCCAAAAAGTCCTACCTCTTTAGGAGTCCCAGACCAGATAAAAGCCTTATCTTTTTTGCGAATTTTAGTGGCCGCTAGTTCATGCCCATTAAAATAAGGGTAGTGGTGACTAGCTACCACGCCATTTACTAAGGTTGCTTTAACGCCATACTTCTTAGCGGTTGCTAGACTTAGCTTGCGATCAGTAAGTTCAGTAAATATTAGTGATGATTGAGAAGAAAAACTATCAGATCCCTCCATCTTTTTGTTCCTCTTATGGATTTCAAATTCAGTTTCTTCAATGATGGTTTCTTCCTTACCTCCCGTATAATTTTTTATGTGTGTATGACAACTAAAACAAAATGCAGATCCATCTTCGTTTATACCAGCACCGTCGCTGGATGAACACTCCGTACAGGGTTGATGTATTTTTACAAATGCCATGATTGTTCCTTAGTTATTTGGCAGAGTTATTAATCCGAAGCAGGCTCTTCTTCTAGAGACTCAGGCTCTTCTTCCAGAGACTCAGTTTCTTTGTATAGTTGAGCTGCTTCTTTCTTTAGACTATCAATTAAAGTAATTGCCGAAGCCTTATAGATAGTAGCTACTATCTCAGCTTCCTGTAGCCTCTTATTGTTCTCAAGAAGGACAGCAAAGATCTGCTGCCCCTCCTGGGAAAACAATGAGACATCGTGTACTACGCCATCTATTTCCATAGTATTCATAGTTATAATTCATCCTCCATGTCAGTGTCGATGTCATCAAACTCAGCACCATCAGCAGAGCCTACTTCTACCAAGTCAACTACTTGCATTGCTTGGAAGTCTAAGCCTTTGAAGACCTGTCCTTTCCATGTAGATTCCCACTCCTTGTACTGTACCCTAACGCTTGAGCCGTTCCCTACTCTAGCATCGAGAGCATTCTTATGCCTGTCTACTAGCTTGGGGGCTTGACGTATCATGCCATTAGGGCCATTGACTTTACGTTTAATAACAATAGCTGGGCCTTCATCCATCGTCTTGATGTTGAAACCGCGAGACTGAAAATCATCTGCAACCTCTTGATCAACAACTAAGTTCACTGAATAAACAGGTTCAAAAGTTGTGTTGGGGGTTGTAACAGATGCCCAATATGCTGCGCCTTGAAGTATAGCCATTAGCTTTTCCTTTAGTTTTTAAAAAATGAAATGTAATTTTACTAAAGACAGGAAGACCTGTCAAGTTTATTCTACTGCTTTAAAACATCTCAGACATTAGAGCAACAACCCCAAAGAAAAAGGCTGCTATAACTAAGCCCTTCAAAACCTGGAATGTTTTTACACCTAGACGATCTTTCAGTTCTTCTCTGCCTTCAGTAAGCATCTGATGTATGTCATCACACATCATTAAGAACTGTGCTTTCCTTGCAGAAAACCACGCTGATATTTTCTTTTTCATACTACCTCCTATTTATTTTAAATTAAACTCTCGTAAGGTATTGCGGGCTTATCAAAAGCAGCTTCCATTAGTTTGAAAGATTCTTTTAGTTCTTCTTCACTATCTCCGAAACAAACAACCGCCTCTTCAGTACAAGCCTTAATACTACCGTCTTCATAGTAGTATACTTCATGAATCTGATACCCTTCCTGCCCTTCTGTTACGTGCTTTAAAACTCTATAATTCCAACTCATATTAATCCTCCGTTTTATAACAAAGACCATAACTAATAACAATAAAGGGGAGGCTAATCACTACCCCCTCAAACTCTGCGACTTCAAACTCTGAGCTGTCTCTTGTGATCCAGACAGGTTTGGTGCTGGTAAATTCTAAATCAATACCAACACCATTCCTGAACTCAAAGGTTAACGCCTGTCCAAAAAGGATAAACGTCATGCAGCCTGCCTCATTTCACTAGACACAATGGCTGACCGGATAGCTTCGTGTCTCTGGTTCTTGACTGAAGCTATGTTAGACATAGTAGATTCTCTAGCAGTCCCTGCATGAGTAGACCAATCAGTCATAGCATTGTAAACAGCCCAGAAGTTATTGCCCAGCCTTTTCCTATACACAGAAGTGTACTTGTTCCACATGTATTCTAAGCTAGTGTTACGGCGTGGCATTTTGTTTAGGATATCTTCTGGCTGATGTCCCTCAACAGAAAGTTCTAAAGCTGTAGTAGCCTTTAGAGTTCTTGCAAAGAAATCAAACGCCAGCCGATCAGTCTGTTCCAACTGCTGCCAGGCTCTCCAAAGCTCACGCTCTTGTTCAAAGACCGCCAGAGATTTAGTGATAACTCTACCGCCATGCTCAATGTCTAAAGCCTGAGTGTGCTTAGCTTTATAGATTGATACAGCACCAGTAACAAAGACCTGCTTATTAGTACAAGCCCACTGATTAGCTGCCGCACTAATCATAAAGGGCCATGTACCATCAGTCGATGTAAGAGCTAACAAGCTGAGTGCTGCGGTATCGCCGTCACCAGTTTCATAAGTATGCTCTGGCAAAGTGTATTGCACAAAAGTTCTAGCACCATCATGAGATGTATCTATTCGTTCTCTCATGTTATTCAAGCACAGATCAGAACGCTCCAAGATATCTCTTGTAACATCTATCATGTGCTTGGGAGGTACTGCCTTATAACCCTGACCATGCACACCTAACTCTGCGCCAGTATCAGTTCTATACACAACAGTCTTAGAACTAGATTGAGGATCTTGATAGATCACATCACCATCCCGATACTTTCGCGGGGTGTAAGTTAACTCCGCAGTATCTATATCGAAATCTGCTGACCCATAACCCCCATCTCTTATAGTTTTAAGGGCTGAATTGTTACTGAACATTGGGATTACTGTACTCATACTAACTACTCCGATTGATTTAAAATTAGTTTAACTTAAACGATCTATAGTGTCAACAACAAATAACGCTTGACAACAAAATCAACTTGATTATACTGCCTTTAAAGGTGTTAACAATTGTATTTAATTATCTTTTACTTCCTTCTTATAAGTTCTTTAAAGCTTCTAAAGTACCTTTAAAGATAGGCATTTCTTTTGTTTCTTTTTCTTCCTTCTTCTCTTGGGTGGGAGCTAGAAGCACAACAGTCAAGTCACCATATCCCCACTCAAGTCGAACACTATTAAGTTTTTTCACTTCCACTTATCTTTCTCCTTTTTTTTCTGTTTTGTTAAGTTATCGGCTTTACGTTTACATATATTACAGTAGTTTTGAAGCCCATTTTTTCCATTTTTATTTTTACCAAACTGGGTAGCAGGCTTTATCACTTTGCATTTGTTGCAAAACTTCTCAACTACAGGCACAGTATCAGCCCTAGCTAATCTTACTCGTTGTGTGATAGTTAATCTTCCTGGCTGATTACGATCAACAACATTAGGTACTTTAAAGATTAGGTTTGGTGTTGGTATGGGGGTGCTGATTTGTTTTAAGCCCCAGCTACTACCCAACCATTTACCTGCATCTTCATGAAGATAAGAATCAATATCTATTTTCTTAACTCTCATTCTTCTGGCTCCTGTTGTAGTCAGAAACCAACACCGAAAAGAACTGCTTGCTAGTTAACTTAAAGCCCATAAGCCCCGAGTGTTTTTCTTTAGCAACATTGAATGCCTGTAGAAGTTCACCATTGATAGCCAGGTTCTTAACATCCAAGTTAGCTTTACTCCTTGTAGCTAATTCGTTTTTAGTCAGGCCACTAGGTGGGCGGCCACGTTTTCTTTTTACTTGCTCAGTAACTACTGCTTCAGTATCGCTTGTTTCGGTTCTATGCCACTTCATTCTTCTATCTCCTGTTGTTGTGCTAAAACTAAAAGCTCAGTCATTACATCACTCATAGTACATAACCTTTGTTCGATCATTAAGATCGCATTAACAAGTAGTTCTGTTTGTTCATCGTTCATGGTTCTTTTACTCCGCTGTTATAGCTATTAACATTAGACCTATGGCAGCAAAGACTATTACAGTCAGTGCCATGTGTCGCCGTTTTATTTTACGTTCCACTTCTTTCTCAGTTAAATAATATAACGCTTCAGCCTGGGCCTTGAGATGTGTCTCATCATTTTCCATTTGTTTTTTTCCTGTTACTAAAGATTTTAAACCAACAACTAACGCAATAAAATAATTTACTATCCCTTACCTTTGCTATTCCATTGCAGTCTTCGCACTTGAACTCATAACAATCGTCCATTTATTGTGGCCCCTCTTTATTTTCATGCAAACATATGCCGAGCAGGATCATGCCATATATAAAACAAATCACACCTAGTGCAGTAAACGCACCATCGTCAGGATCAAGCCACACAACAAGACTAGATAAGCCCATGATTAATATACTTATTATCACATCTATTTTATACACGCTTATGCCTCCACCCCAAGATCTTCAAGTGTCTTAGAAAATGTAAGCACTGCAAGATCTTCTAGTTCTTCATACCAACTATCGACAGAAGCATAGTCGTGGATATTTTGTAGACAGATCAATAGATCAGTATCCTTACGAGTTAGCTTAGTGTCTAACGATTTGTTAAGTGCTTTTATAACTTCAACCGAGTCAGCCGGAAGGCTTTCTAGATCCCAAGAATAATACTCGTAATCTATCAACACTCCTACAGCACAGAACATACCTTTGCCATTTTTGTACATACACTGATTGCCGCCCCCATCTGTACTTACTTCGTTCTGTTTTAGCAGATGAGTCGCTACTCTTTTGAACACCTGTTTCTTTTTCATGGTCTATCCCTTAGTTTGTTTTAGTTTAACAGCTATACCAGCTATCCTGATATTCTTGTCGCCAGTCTTCACCTAGTTCCTGCGCGGTATAGTCTGGCATGTAGAAACATTTCTCCTCACCATCTTCGATAGCGCCTTCTTCTTTTACTTGTCTTATCTTAGCGCCCAGTTGACTATCAGTCATTAAGCTGATGCCTTCTTCAAAGCGCAGGAAACTATCTTCTAACAGTTGCTCGTGAGTTATCCCATAAGAGTGCCAATCTATGGGGTCAGCTCGGAAGTACTGTTCGTAATGTTCTCTTGATGTAGTCATCTTACTCTCCTGTTAAATAAGTGTAGTGTACTTCGCTTACGTGGTTGGCGTTTGCCCACCGTTTAGATTTCGTGGATAAGAACTCACACCATGTATCCCATAGGTTTTCTGTCCCATAATTATGACACATATCTATGTAGTCTACTATTTTTCTATCGTTTGCTGCTATGCCCTTAGCTGTTTTAGGGTTACTCGACAGCGATAGTGTCTTAGGATCAATGCCATAACGTCTTATGTTATGCACATCCATGCACCCAACCAGACCAGCCACTAACTGACAGGCAAACCCAGCTTTCGGTAAGCCTAAACCATCAACATCTAGGAAAATATCCATGAGTTTTTTGGCCTTGGTGCCATCATCACTATCAGAATCTATGATCGTCATAACATCAGCATATAACCTACGTTTATTATCCTTCAAGTAGGCATAGGTTTTTGCTTTATTGCCCCACAAAAAACGGCTCTCCGCACCTTGTAGTCTTACATCTGCTAACTGTTCGCCAACACCCAGCCAATTTTGCTGGATGCTTAGCACTATCATCAGGATTATATCCATTAGATTTTCTGCGCTGCCCTGGGCATACGTCTGGCAAGCCACGCCATGAGTTTTATACATATCATACTCCACGATTAAAAAAGAATACGGCCCTAGCAAAACCTCTAGGGGTCGCTGATCTTATGTTCTTAGTCTTGAGTGACTTACCCCCAAGCATCCGATGCTGCCTTGAGTACCCAGCTTCAGGCTCTACAGGCTTAGTTGTGGGCTGTATAAACCCATTGCCTGACCATATGCCTGTCTTCTTAGGGTAAGCATCTCTCGGTGCTATATGATCTGGATAGCATGGATGTATAGCATCTTCTTCTTCTATCCAGCCACCATATTCATAAGGATGAAAGTAAAAGTTAGGCTTACGGTATAGAGTACTAATAACAGATACCGGATTCTCGAATGCCCAAGGGCATTTCATCACACCACCTAAGTCTCTAACTAATAATGCGTTAGCTAATGCTTTGAGTTGGATGTCAGCATCACCAGCCAGCTTAATTTTAAAGTGAGCTGCCCCGCTGACTGCCAAATTTGTACACTCAGGAAATCCGAAGGCGAAAACTATATCAGGGAAAGCTGATTTTATTTTGTTAACCATATCAGCCCTATGATCCATAGCTTCTATCCACATACCCCACCGTATCAACATCGGGTTATCTGGATCAGCATGTATACCATCCTCATGTTGGCCGTCGATCAACACGCATTGATAACCTTGATCTAACCAAGGCTGCGCCATGATTCCAGACCTATCGTACAAAAATATTGCAGTCTTCATAATTTAATCCTCCTCACCACTCAAAAATTTCCAAGAGTCCGAAGTTATGCCTGTCATTATAAACTCCCTTTCATCCGCAGTTAAATTAGGCATAGCGTCCTGTATTAACTCACCATTGTGCCATGAGCGTAGCTGTTCTTCGGTGATATCTAAACCCAGAAAGTTAGTTCTCCCTGTAATCGGGTCTGTCCTAGTTATAGTCATCATAATTTATTATTCTCCCATCATTATGATCATTAGGAATAAAACTCCCAGTGTGATCAAGCAAGTTATCGTTATCATTTCCACGGTAGTCTCCAAATTATCAACGGTTTTATGGTGCATACTGATAAACAACACACACCAGAAAACCACTACGCCCACAGTTAAGTAGGCGCAATAGTTTGTACAGTGTTAGGCAGTAACTAAAAGTTCTGCCTTTCTTTTTAGTTTTATTGCCCTTCGAGCCAGTTCTTTTTTGGCCCTTAACCTTCGGGCTACTCTGATTTTACGCGCTCGAATTTTATGCGCTTTACGAATCTGCCTTTTCATTTACGGATTACTCCAGTTGATAGAGGTTAGTTGATTGGTTTTATGGTGACTACTGATAAACAATAGGCACTAAAAAACCATCACGCCCACGTTAAGTAGGCGCGTTGGGTTAGTACTTGCTAACTGCTAGAGTTAGCTATGCGGCTTTCTTTTCAGCCTTGATCATTGTGCTATTAATAACCGCTCGCATCTGTTCCTTAGTCATTGGTTCATCGCTCGCATTTAGCAGTCTAGATACCATCGCTTCAAACCGCTCAACTGGTGTTTTAATTACTTTAGTTTTAGCGTGTGCCATGAAAAATTCGGGATCAAATACAGTTGATTTATTCAATCCCGAAAGCGTAAGGCTATCATTTTTACCCTGTCCCAAAACGCCACCTAGTTCAATGGTATAACCTGCTAACGTCTTGAAAGTTAAACCGTCAGGTTTTCCAACCATTCCAGTTTTCATTGCTTCAAGATAAAATCGCAACGCTTCACTATTACCATCTGCCTTAAGCAATGCACTAATGGAATGCAATATTTCAAGGTGGGTTGCGTGACTACCAGAAACGGTTAACGAGTTAATCCTGTTTTTAACAGTTGATAAAGTTAATATTTTTACAGTCATAATTGATACTCTCATTTTTAAAAGGTTAGTTTAATGGTTAAAGCATGCATACTTTTCACAAGCACACATGCACTAACCATTAAGCGCAAAGAATCCCACACGCTAGAATATGCGCGAGATTCAATCGCAAAATGATTTTGTGGGATGATAATTTTTTGCAGTACTTAATCTGCAAGGCTCGTTGTTCGCCATAGGAATCTATGGTTTAAGAGTGTCACTATACGTCTGTAACCTACCATGCAATCAATACCATTTTGTTTGCTTGATAGTACACTGTCATCTCGTAAATAAGGCCTTCAAAGCCCGCAAATGACATATAGTACCGCGTAAAACTTCTACACTTACTTGTACTATTACCCATGCAACGAGACATGGGCGCGTGATCGAATAACGTCGATCAAAGAGTAGATGTACTGCTAGTCTACGCTTAGTTTTTCCGTCTCAAGTGGTACTTGAAAAATAGCCTACTAAGTAGACAGGGAGTAAATACACTTTCTGATTTTTAGAATCAATACATCTAGTCTGTACGTCATCTAGTTATTGCCCATTCACTTGCGATACATACGCTGAATACTTCTGAATTCCAGCGCAACGATACAACCGTCACACAATTAGATTAAAGGGTATAGGCTCAATCCCGTGCTTCACTTTGATTACTTTTTGACTGTTTCCGTCTCCTATCTGGCCTTGAGGGCCTGTAATTGAATTCGAACCATATAGCACCCACACCTTGGAAGTCTAGAAATCAATAATGGAAGTATAGTGGAGATAACAATACCGGTCAGGTGGTTAAATTTTAAAGACTTTCGAGTGAAAAGTTATTGATTCTTTAAAGTCTTTAAAATCTTACCAGATTGGAAACCACTTTTTAAAATCTAGGCAAACTGTAGAGTCTTAAAACTATCGAGTCTTTAAAGTTTTTCGCCGTGGTTTTAAAACTGGCGAGACTTTAAAGTTTGCGAAAACTCTACAGCCTAGTAACAGCGGAAAAGGTTTGTGCGCTTTAAAGTCTTCCGAGACTTGCGAAGATTTGCCTAAATGAGCGGGTGCGTTGCCTGGATGTGCGAGCGTGTTCCCTGGATGCGCGTGATGCGCGAGGGCTTTAGAGGGTGGGGCAGGTGGCCCTGGCACTCCCCCCCCATATATACACAATCATATACATTTTGTGGAGGAAATGGTTGTATACCAGTTAGCGCGGCAGCTTTAAAGGGGCTTATACGTCTTTAAAGCCCCTATACAACTTTAAAACCAACCACCTACACACCAAACAGCAGCTAGTAAAGGCTTTAAAACGGGGATAGAGATGAGGAAGGAAGCACAGGCTCTAAAATCTATACATGACGCCGTGGGCTTAATGTTTATTATAGGGCTGATTTGATGTTTTGTCAAGTTTTATTTCATTTATATGCTAAAAATTGCTTGACAAAACCCCATATCGACCCTATAATGGGTACATATAATAAAGTATGTGCTTATAACAATGAGTAATAGCAAAGAATTAACAACGAAGCAAGAGTCTTTTCTTAATCATTTAGTTGAAGTAGGAGGTGATCCACGTAAAGCCGCAGAGTTAGCGGG